TTTTTTTTTTTGCCAATTTTAAATGCCTAATCACAAAAAACCCCACTAGGGGATAAAAAGAGAAAAAGCAAGAAGAGTTAGCAAGAAAGCGGGAAGGGAGCTGTACCCTCGATCCTACTCGGCGTGGCCTCGGCTTCCCATTGCATCGCAAGCCTCCTTCCAGGCAAGCGAACGCGCAGTGCGTGGGCAAAGCCCATCCACAAGCGCGTCATTGTAGGCTGATCGCCAGGCCACGTAAGCCGGATGCGGCGCGGACTCTTGGGCCGCTTTCCGGCAGACGTCACCTGGCACCCCATTCTCGGAGAGCTGATGGTAGAGCTCTCGTCCTTTCTTGGTGAGTTTCTCCATGACCAGGGGTGGGGGATTTGAATAGCCAGAAGGCCCTGGTTCAGGGGTTGGTGGATAACGACGCTCACCAGCGTCAGGCTTGTCACAGTCAGGTTCTGAATCATTGTCAGTGTCAGTATCATGTCCAGTATCATCATCGGAGATGAGGAGCTCAGGCTCGGACTCATCATCCTCTGGGTCCCAGTCATCAAGTGTTAGCTCCCGCAAGGTTTGTGCCACATCGGCCTCCCGTCCAGGATCAGAATAGATCACCACAGTGGAATTGTTGAAGGGGGCCCAGCTACAGTAGCACGAGGAGGCGTCTGCACCGGAGTGTTTCCCTACCTCCTCTAGGCTGTTCAGCCAGCTGTTGTCTGCAGGGAGCTTTACTGACGCCCGGTCTGAATTCACCCACAAGTCCACGGCCCCACCTAGGCCCAGCTTGCGGGCACCATTGTATACCCCAAAGACAGCTACATACCATGTATCTGGTGAGAAGGTGACTGTAGTTGATTGCCAGTTAAAGGGGTATTGTTTAAACTGCATGGCGCCCCATGCCCCAGTTGGTGTTATGGGGTTGTTATTAGGAAAACCACTGGGTTTGGTGGTGGTGTTTGAGACTGTGATAGTTCTGGCATAATGCCAGGCAATAACATTTGCAGTGGGTGGGTTTGTTACTGTTGTGACTCCGGGCATCATCACCACTGGGTAGCGGTTGTCAGGCTTCCAGAGTATTTGTGTAATTATGGCCCTTTCATTAACTGCATAGTTGACTCCAAATGTGTTGTGTGCATATGCATAGCCTATGCGCTCATTACGGTGTTCACCACCCTGATCCCAGAAGGTGTAGACTGGGATCCTATTAGGGAGCATGGCTGGGTCAATCTCACGCCCGGCTTGATAGAACGTGCCGGAATAGCGGAAGCAATCAAGGGTTGTTACTGCTCGAAGGATTGATCGCCCCTCCGGCATAAAGCCAATACCATTCCTCGGCCAGTAGATATTAGTTGTATGGCCTGCATCAGTCAGGAGATCAGGTTCATTCATGGATACACAAAGCATAGATGCTGGAAACTGATTCTGCTGTGTATTGGAGCCCATGTAGATGTTGCGGAGGGAGCCTGCAGAGACGATCTCACCTTCTTGGGCAGGTGGTTCATATGCATAGCCTATAACTTGGGCATCCTCCCCTACACCAATATTGCCTGGCGTGATCTGTTGGAAAGTAAAGTCAGGCCCTGTGAGTGTAACCGTGCTAGTCTGGTTGGCAATGCAGGGCACGTCAGCACGTGCATCCTGGATGGATGCGTAGACCCTATACTGGGTTTCACCAGCACGGACCGGCGCACCTGCAACTCTCTTTATGAACCACCAGCCACCCTTAAAGAGCCAATTAAAGGGTGCTGGAAAGAGGTCGGTCACCTGTGAGATGGTGGTATCGGCGATTTGCCAGATTATCTCAGAACTAGCAGTGGAGGCTGCCCTTGTCAGGCGAGAGGTTGGTGGAACTGTCATTGTTATTGGTTGACCCTGTGTAGCAACAATTTGCACCTGTTGTGCAGCTGCAGGCTCATCAGTGCCCTTGACCATGTTTAGCAGCCCAGGCTGAGGGTTGTAGTTTCTAAACTGCCAGACAGCTGTCATCTCTAGCAAGAAGAGATCGCCTTTAAAGTCTGTAGCCTGATATGTTGACATGGTCTTGCCTAGGGTATGCACTTCTATTGAGCCCCCAATAGACATGTTGGGGTCACCCTTGGTGTTGCAGTTGTACCAGCCCTCCTTTGGACCAGGAAAGTTCTTCTTTGTAAGGCGGAGCACTGCAGTTCTCCCAGGTGTTACATCAACGTGCACACGCGCCCCAAGTGCTGACCAGCTGGAAGAGGTTGGGGCTCCGGTCATGTTCAGAGAGATCCGAGCTACAGTGCCAGAAACAGCTGAAGCCCCAACAAGGGGGGTGGCTTTTATATGTACTCTGGTTACTTTCCATTGGGCATATGTGGATGCATACATCTGTATCGGGCCAAACTGGTTTGAGCCAGTTGTCTCTTTTGTCAAAGCTGGATTCATCATCATCACAAGTTCAGTTTCAACCTGCTTGCCCTGATTCGCCCCTACGGTACCGAGTGTAGCAGTGACCGTGGTGGTGATGGTGTTTGGAGCATCCCTACGAGGACGCTTAGGGCGAGGGCGAAGCCCACGAGCCCCGGTGTTGCTAGGGCGTGTAGAAACAATTGTTGTTGTTGTGGAAGTCCTGTTGCCTTTACGGTTCCGGCGCACCACAGTCCGACGGCCAGGCCGCTTAGTAGGGCCACGAGTCGTGGTAGTGGTGACCGTAGTCTTGGCATTGCGCCTTGCACCTTTAGGTCTAGCCATTAGGGCTAGGCTTTGGTCCTCCCCTCCAAAGCCAGTCAAGCTGCCGATCCGTAAGCCGCGCCGGCAGGCGGGGACAAAGGATGGCAGTGCGCATTAGGCACATTTCAATATAGTCCTTAAAAGCACTAGGTGGATGGTTGTGCATAAGGATCTGTAGGCTTAGGAGCTTCCCATGGAGGGCTTCCATTGATGGCAATTTTTTTGCAGGTTTGACAAGTCCGGAAAAGAGCTTATGCTCATCAGCTGGGTAGGGTTGAAAATTTGGCCCAACTCTAAAACCACAGAAAGTAAGTCCGACCAAGGTATCACTAACCTTCACTTTCTCAGGCTTCACCCACATACCAAAGATGTCTCTATACATGTCCACTACACGCTTTTGGTAGTCGTAGGGAATTTGTGGGTAGCGGGATAGCCTATCATCCCCATAACAGATGGTATCATAATCCTCCCAGAGCTCTTTATTTGGGCCAAAAAAGTAGCAAAACTCAAAGGCCTGTAGCCAGTAGTTGACCAAGTTGTTATCCATAGTGGTCGAGATCTGCCCGCTTGGATTTCCGCGAGTCTGTTTAGTAACCTCACCACTAGGTAAGAGCACATAGCGCCGGACAAGGTTTTTGCAGTACCAGCGGTAGATGTGCTCGTAGCGATCTTGTTGCTTGGGGTCAAGGAACTGGAAGCGCATTCTCTTGATGCGCATGAAGAGCTGAGTGGGAATTGTTCCATCAAATCTAGTCCAGTCGAACTCAACAAATTTTCCGGTCTTAGATGTCAAGCGGCGACAGATTCTCTCAAAGCCACCCTCAAAGGGTGACCAGCCGCACTGCCCGGAATGTGTTTCTGTGTGTTTCTTCATGAGTTGGTTCTGATGTTGTTCAAAGCATGCCCCTATGCGTGCGTAGATGGGGTCAGCGCACACAATCTGCCTTATATCAGCATCCTTTATTTTTGATGTTTTCAGGATTTCTTTCTTAAGGAAGAGATACCAGAGAACAGGTGGTTCCTCCCCAGCATCTATTGCTTTAAAGGCTTTAATGTAGGGGCCCCAGCCATTTTCACTGAGGAAATCCTCCTCTGTGGCATAATCCAGCATCTTGGGATAAGCAGGTGTTGAGTCCGTGTTCTTTTCAGTTGCTGTTATATGAATCACACGGGTATCCTCAAGGTAGGAGTGATGGCGCCTCCAGGCCCAGTCAGCAAACGCTGTTTCTGTTGGATAATCCCTAGCGAAGTCACATGGTGTTGCATAGTGAAACTTCTCAAAGGATTTAGCGTAAGCTTCCCGGCCCCAGGTAGTTGGCTCGTAGGTGTCATCACAATCCACGGCTGGTAGATAGCCTAAGAGAGGATCATCAGGATGGTCATAGTCATATATGGGTCGGTCTAAGGGAAGTGAGCAGAGCACGGGGTAGTCAGATGGCACTAACATCCGGAAGGGCGGTCCTGCGAGCTGTTTCCAGTCCGCAAGGCCCGAGGAGCCGGCTTGGGGGGCTGAGCCCCCCGCTTCCCGTTTTTTGGCTGTTGTTTCCTCTGCTTAAATTCAAGACCATCAGAAAAGGGGGCAAGGCCACAATCTAGAGCTCTGCGATCAAGTGCGGCGAGACAGACAGGCAACTGATCTTCCTTAGCCTTCTTCACTGCCTCAAGCTCTTTAGCACAGAGTTTTTCCTCAAGAGGACAAGTGGACTGAAGCATCTCATCCACTGATTCTTTCTTCCAGATTTTTTCAATATAGAATTTCAGTGGGTTCATGTGGCGTTGTCTGTAGCCGTGGTCGTTGCCATCCCCGCGGCCACCAAACCATGCTTCTTCTATCTCCCGATCATCCTCTGAGTCAGGATCATCATACTCTGGGTAGCCATAGCCCCCATACATTTCATCATACATTGCATCGACCATTGCACGGATTTCATCGGCCTCCCATCCTTCATTCTGCAATTCTTCATATTCTTCCTCAGTAAAGACGGGTCCCCGTTGGCGCGATCTCCCTGCGCCTCCGACGTGCTTCCGGCCTCTACCGTGTTTGGTCTTCCCTTTCTTCTTCTGCTGGAAACCATCAAGCTCATCACGGAGTATTTGGACTTCACGTGAAATTGCAGCGCGCACCAAGCCAACGATGTCGCTCTCAGTCATTGATTGCTCAAGTTTACGCTCCGGTGCTTTTGGAGCAGGACTGGGAGCTGGCTTAGGCGGTGATGGTGTTGGTGTTGGTGGCTTAGCTGGTGCTGGCAGTGGTGGTTTTTGCTGAACTGGCTGGGTTTGTGCTCTATCCTGAATGGCCCTTAGGCGTGCTTGCGTGGCATTCTCAGCTGCAGCAAGTTGCGCCTTAAGTGCGGCAATCTCAGCCTCAAGGGCATTCACTTTTGGGTTTTCCTTGGGCTGGTCTTGTATGTCTTCAAGATCCAGGCGTATGGCACCCCCAGTATAGCCAGTGTTAGTCTGGTGAAGGCCAAGTACATGGCCATCCACATCCAGCAGAGGCGCACCCGACATACCATCTCTTGTTGGGCAGGGGTAGCTATAGGCCCCATCGTGCTCGAAGCCTTCAACTACCGATGTTAGGTATGCTCCACTACCGTCAGGTGCACAGAGGCAGACCCAAGTGCAATCATGCTTCTTTGAAATTTTTAGCCGCGGACAGTTGTTTAAAGCGGCGGGGATATTCAGGCAAGCATAGTCCTTTGTCCCCTTCTTCTTCACAGTTGTTGTGTAGTTATGCCCATTGTAGTTGATATTAACTGAGGCGGCTGTTCCGATAACATGGGCCGCCGTCACAATGTAGTTCCCACAAAAGAAGCCTGTACCTTTGCTGGTGCCGGTGGTGTCTGTGACTGAGATGTGACAGAGTGCTGCAGGGTTAACGCGCGCCAAGGGGACAGTTGTCTTCCTCAACTGGCGCAGCTTATAGAGGGGGTTCCTGAAGGCCTGTTTAAAGCGCATCAGGTAGCCCGGGCCCTGTGCCACTTTTGTGACAACTTTGCCGGTTGTATCTCTAACCTCAATCACATTGGGCGGCAAGGTTGATGCCAGTCGCCAGATTCTCCAAGCCACTACAATGCCTGTTACTGCGGCAGTTGGGATCTGCAAGGTATTTAGCACCCAAAAGCCTGTAAAGACAAAGGTGGTAGCACACGCAGCCCTAAGGTTTAAGATGTAGTCCACATCAGCCAGGAAGAGGCCGATTATGGTAAAGGCTGCTAAGTGTAGGATTGAGAGTGCGACTGACACAAGTGGGTCAACAAAATAGTTGCATGCCAAAAAGACGACTACCATTGATGTATAAGCAGTCTGCAAAGGGGCAATTGCAACAAGGGCAAAATCCATATCTGTGATTGTTGCTGCTGCTAGATAGAGCAGAGTTGGAATTGGATTAACGGCCTTCCAGACCGTAACTAGTGACAGTATTACTGCCACTATTTGCCAGGCCCGGGGGGCCAGCATGGAAGTAGCCTGTATTATGGCCTCCCTATAGGGTGTTGTTTGGATGTTAGAATAGCGCAACTCAACATGCCTCCAGATTTTCATATACCAGGCTTCTACTGATGTCTTGTAGACCTGATTGAAGTAGTCTGTTACCTGCTTTGTGTAGTTCCTCTCCAGAGCGACCTTGATGAAGGATTCAAGCTGATCATTCAACCTCACAAGATCTTCTGGATTGCGCGCATGCGTCGTTTGGGTGGTAATCTCCGCATTTGCAGTTGGAACAAACAGGGCAATAAACAAGATCAGAAGAGCCAATATGACACCTTTATACGATCGAGGTTTGGGTTGGTGCTTTTCATAGAAGCCACGATAGACTTCTGCCTGTGCACGCTCATTCTGCAGGTCCACTTTAAGGCCCGAGATTTCGCGTTTTAGGCGGTTATTATCATTAAGAAGTGCACAAACCAAGATCACATTCTGGTCATCAGGGGCAGTCACACATTGTACCCAGTCGTCACCATCCAGAACATACGTTACCCATTCATTGTCGACCGTTACCGATGAAGCAGTTGTCACCCGTACAGGGGGATAGGCATCCGGTCCAGGGTAGATCATAGTCCGTGGTGGTGAATGGATAGACCAGGGGGCATTCAACATGTGTTCAGGTATTTGCCTAAGCTTGTAGAGATGTTGCTCACTCAGCTGTAGGCGAGTTGCATAGTTGCCAGCATTGACTGCTGC